ACTGAAACTTCGGGTGCAGCGCCTTCTATCTTATTTTGCTGATGTGCTTTTGCAGCTTCAGCAAGTTTGATATGGCTAATTACTTCTCTGACTTTTCTGTCAATCTTAACCATATTGAGAGTATATCTACCCTCCTTAAGATGATCCTGCTCCCATTCTAGGTCCAGACCCTTCTTCTTCGTGTACAGGTCCTGCAGATGTTGTTCCATCTTCTATAACCTCCTCATAGGTTATTCTATTAGTCCTTGGATCGTGCATTTCTCCAAGAGACTCCCACTTTATATCATTTTTTCCTAGTTTGTCAATGATAGCATTTTCTATATCAATGGGGCCGTCCAAAGATTCAATAATAAAATCTGCACGTAATTGATAAGCAAATATTTGGACTCTAAATTTCTTCATGTTTCTCACCATTTATGAAATAAAATGGGGCGGTTTTAAGGCCGCCCCAAAATTTTAGGTATTACGCACCTTCAACACCGAAGATACCTCTAGGGTCAGACGCGCCAAAAGCGTATCTTTCTCTAGCTTTGTATCTTACGTTGCCAGTATCGAAATCACCTTCCATTGCAGTTGTCAATGGAGCTCTGTTGAAATATTTCATTCCATTTGGAACATCAGTGATAATGTAGAATGAATCAGCATCAGTTAAAAAGTTATTAACTCTGTAACCTTGTGGGATCATACCCATAGATGCGATAGCATTGATATCATTATCAGCTGTACCAGTTCTACCTGCAGACTTCATCAGTCTTTCAGCGTTGAATTGGTTTTCCGAAGGAACGATCATTTTCACTCCTCTAGCTGCAACTTTAAGACCTCTTTCATCAGTCATAGCCGCGATGTCAATCAACGACTGTTCTAATGAAGTTTCGTTAAGATCTGCCTGCGTAGTCAGTGTATTTTTAAAAGTACCTGCTATCGTAGGGTGAGCTGTACTAAATAAAGCTACTCCATCACCTGTTTTAAAAGTTCCAGTTGATGGTAACCCGTTGATTAAAGGCTCAACAGATTTAACTTGTTTAGCATTACTCATAGATCTTGCTAAAGCTTTTGTATATCTAGAAGCTAATCTATCGTAGAGGTTATCTTCGATAGCTTCTTCTGTGATTGCAAATGCTAAAGCCACAGTCTCCATAGTGTATCTAGCTGTGAAAGTTTCTTGTGCATCATCAAATGATACTCCTGCACCTTCAGCTTTCACTTGTGCGTTTGCGAAACCAGATAACATTACTTCCTCTTCGAAAGCTCTGTCAGATGATTCCTCGGCATAAATTTCAGCGTGCTGATTTTCATACCTTTTGTACTCCAGCCCGAATAGTGCATTCAAGCCAGGTTCTAACTCTTTTACGAGTTGCGATCGTGATATTGCCATATTATGCTCCTATTATGCGCTTACAGTTCCAGTGCCAAACCATTGTGATTTGTTAGCAACAACGACTACTGTACAGTTAGCAGCAGTTCCATCTTCGTTAGAAGGATCTTCTGCAATTCTTAACAGTCTCCATGTGTTGTTAATATCGTGGATTGTACCCACCGTTAACGTGTTATCAGACTGACCAGAAAGCGTGCTTCCAGAATTGGCTGCACTTCCCATAGTTCTACCCATTTGTGCTTCAATAGCTGGGTTGTTTGCACCTAATGCTGCAGACGTTCCTGCTAAATATTGCTGGAATGGATTGTCGATAACAAACGCTGTGATGTCTTCACTGTTTGCTGGAGTTACTTGTGAATAGTAGTTCTGAAAAGTTGGCTTCTCTGTAGTCGCCGCGTTATAGAACACACCGTTTAAAACACCAATCGTAGGATTAGTGACTGCTTGTTGTCCTCTGATAATATATCCAGGGTTTGTGTTAGCACCACCTGCAGAGTCGATCTGCACGTAGTTACCTTGGAATATTGAGTGAGCATAACCAGCATCGATTTTGTATTTGTTTTGACCACCAGTAGCAGGTGTTGCACCTAATGTACCAGCAGCAATCAAACCAAAACCTTTTGTGTTACTATTTGCCATAGTTTTACTCCTTTATGTACCTGCCTTCGAAAAGGCCTCCAGTACGGTTGATAGAAATTCAGTGATATTTAAAATTACTTTTTCGTACCACCGAAGGTTACACGAGATTGCCTGTCAACATTGATAGGCATCCTCTTATCCTGCTCCCGCATAAGATCGTTATTTACTGCTTCGCTTCGTTCAGCATGACGTCTTGTCATGTATTCCTGACGTTGCTTCGCGATCTCGATAGGTACCTTCGCAAGTAGAAGGCCGCCAACCCCAATCACTCCCTTGTATCTGCCCTCATCGAGGACCGGATAGTCAGATGCGTTTTCGACTTCTTCGGCACGTACTAACTCATAACCTTCTCTCATACGAGAAGCTATGTTTTTGGTGTCTTGAAATCCAACACTCTCTGCTCTAATCCATCTATACCTGAATCCATCAGGTGCAGGGGGTGCATCTAGAGATGATGGTGGAACCCACACTTTTGGTCTTTCAGACTTTGACCGTGTGTCGTTCGCACGAGAAGTTTTTTTATCTTTTTCCATTACGCCTCCTTCGTGTTAAGTTGTTTTGCGTATTCTTCGAGTGGCACACCTAATTTTTTAGCTATTGCTACCTGTGATGATGTGAGTCTCACAGTTTTGCGACCGGGTTTTACGCTTCTTTGAGCCGAAGCCACCGTCTGAACGGGGGTGGTCGATTGCTTTTCACTAGTATTACCGAACTTGTGCGGAAAGTCAACCTTAATTCTTTTATCGACTTCTGCATAGTAATCATCAGATTTAGGGTCAAAACCTTCTGCAACTAGATCTTTGTGAATCTCAAATGCAGTGTAAGTCATGGCTCTATCTTGACCAAACCAAGTGTTCCTTGAAGCCCATTCTTCAGCTTTAGGATCTGGTGCTGGCTCTGATGGCATTTCAGTAGGACCATCGGAGAGTTGTACAGGTTTCTCTGCCTGTGTTTGTTTTTGTTCTTCTCGACCTTCTTTGGCTGCCGCTAGTTTTGCATTCTCAAATGCGAGTGTTGCAATTCTTTTGTTTGCCTCAACTTGAGCATTAGCATCACCAGATTCAATAGCTGCAGCTAATTCTTTTTGTGCTGCCTCCATTCCTGATGAAATAGTAGTCTCAAATTTTTTAAGATAATCAGCATCAGTTTTTTCAAATCTTTTTTCTAATGCTTGTCTTTTTTCTTCTACAGCTCTAGCATATTCAGTAGCAGCTTTTTCCCTTCTCTCTGCTTCTCTCATCTTACGAGTTAGTTTTGCTATTCTCGCTTGAACACCTTTACTGTAGTCTTCTAGTTCTTGATCTTTTTTTTCTTCTAACTTTGTTTCTCTTTCATTTTCAAATGTTTTATCTGTATCTTTTTCTGTTGTTTCTGTTTCTTGTTTCGGCGCTTCCGTTGTATTTACAACTTCTTCCGTCTTTTCTTCCGGTAATGCAACATCTACTTCAGGTCCTGAAGTATCGATAGCTACATTCGGATCGTCTTTTTTTATCGGATTACTTTCCGGCATAGTTTCCTCCTATGTTAAAACTCATGCAATATGTCCTCTGGACTTTCAATTGTTGCTAAAACTTCATCGTCGTTTAGCAGACGCATTTCTCCACCTTCAATTTTTATTCGGCTACCTGCATATCTTGCAAACATAACCCAATCTTTTACTTTACACCATGGTCCCTCTGGATATCTATCCTTGTCCGCGTAACACTGCGGACCCATAGCCATAACTAATCCAACTTGCGATGCAACTTGTTGTCGTTCTAAAGTTGTTTCAGCTAATACGATTCCACCTTTAGTTTTCTCTTTCATCTTAAAAGGTAAAACTAAAAGTCTCCACCCTGTTGGTACTGGTAATTTTGGTTGTTTTTCTACTCCGACTAATTTTTTAGTTGGGGTTATAATCTTTTGACTTGATGTCGATGACTGTTCCATTTTGCTCCTTATCATTTAGCAGGTTAGAGAGTTCCTGTCTTACCGCTTCTAAAGCGTTTATTTGACCTATTATATACTGATATTTCTCCATGCTGTCAACACCTCCTGATGTGACTGTAATGGATAACGCTTCAGTTCTGCTTTTAATAAACCTTATTAATTTATTTATTACTGTTTCTAATTGCATTTTTACCTTTCTTAAAAATTGCAGCGACTTGTGATTTACCCATAACTTTGGCACGCTGTTCTCCAACAGTTAGGATTTGTATTTTTCTAGCAAAAGGTTTGCTAATACGTTTTACTTTTGCAACAGTAGCTCTTGCATCTGCAGGTGTTGCAAACTTTATGCTTACCGTGTCTCTGGGATTTTCGTCTGTGTAGAGTCTTCTACCAGAACCTTTAGGCTTTTTTCCCGTTCCTTTTTTTGGATCCGCCATGTAATACTCCTTTTAGTGTTTTAGCTTGCGCAGCATGTGTCTTTGATGCTTTCTGCAAACCTTTCATTACTTTTTTAATTTTTTGTTTTTTTAACACTTCCATCTCCTTCTAGCCTGACGGATTCTTGAGTTCGGATCGTTACGAGTTTTTGCTGAAGCTCTTTTGAGCTGACCTAATGATCTTGCGCAGTATGATTTTCTACGTTTAGCAGCTTTTGATCCTGGCTTCACTTTACCAGTCACGGCTGTTTTTAGTTTTGAACCGGGATTTAATCTTCTATAGGCAGCGACACCGGCTCGTGTCATGCCTGCTCCAGACTTTGTAGGTCTGAAATTTTTTTTATTCCTAGCTGGCATAGGTTTTCGTTCTCGCCTCATGATATCTTCGGCATCCTAAAACCAGGGTTAGAGTAATATTTTTTATATGATTTGTTTCCTACTTTGACTCCACCTAAATCACCAGAAACATAACTTCCAATGTAATTCTTTTGTGCTTGACGAATCATCTTATCACCGATTGATCCACCGCTTGCAGCTTTTGCTCTTTTAGCAAATGTTTTAACGTTTGTTGGTTTAGGTCCTGTGTTACCCGCTGCTCTTTTTCGTCTGACAGCACTCGCCCTTTGCGAGTCGCTCATTCGTGTGGCTTTTGCAAGTGGGACGCATTTTGGATACTTTCGTTTCGCATCCGCTTTCTGTTTTGAACGGCCACATTTTGCAAATGAACCATCCTTTCGTTTGCTCCCAATATCTACCCATTTTTGTGCGAACCATTTATCAAGACCGTTTTTTGACATCTTACATTATTTTTGTTTTTTTAGATCTACCAGACATGATAGCACCACAACCTCTAGCAACAAAACCACCTTTTTTTAAACCTTGTCTTTTTAATCTAGATGTTGCTTCCATTAATCCACCTTCAGCTTTGCTACCTCTAAAATCTTTTCTTTTTACTCCAGAAGGATCTTTGATTTTACCAGCACAAATTTTGCTAGCATATGCGTTCGCGTATGCTGACGGATATACCTTAAATTTTCGCTTCGCTGCGGCTTTACCTCTAGGACATAATTTAGTCATTATCTTTTCCTCGCTGTTTGTTTTGCTCTCGCAAAGTTAGCTGCTGTTGGTGCACCCTTTGCACCTTTTTTTCTCATCTTACCACCACGTTTTCTTTTAGCGTGTATGTTTGCGTATAAACCTGGTCTAGCCATATACTAACTCCTTACATGATGGACAACTTTTTTTAAATCTAGAATGGGTTGAACAATGATCTGGTTTGTGTACAGGCACTTCAGGTTCCGCTGCATCCTCGTATAAAACTAAATGAGGATCTTTTTGCTCCTCTGGCGTAAATAAATTTTTTATCCAGTTCCACATTATTTTTTCCTTTTCTTATCAACACCTTTTATAGCACCTTTATTCTTTGATGCATAGAAGACTGTTTCACCTTTTTTAGAACCGTATTGTTTCTTCATGGACTTCATTATCTTTTTACCTTTAGGTGTTAATGGCATTATTGATCTTTTCCTTTGTTAACTCCAGACTCGGTGACTTTTTTACCACCAAGTCTTTGTGTAGTTCGTCTTAACTTTTGTCTAGCAGGATCAATGTCCTCTTCCATTTTTTGAAAAGAACGTTTCATTCTACCTTTTGATTTCAAAGCAGATAACTTAACATCGGTTGTAACTTGTTTTATTTTGGATTTATGCACAGCTGGTTTAACAGAACTAATAACTTCTGTGCCAGTGGTTTTTTGTTTTCCAAATTTTTTTAAAGCTTTACCAAAGCCTCGTAACGCTGCTCCGACAACTGACATGTACTACCTATTTATTTTGCCAGACTTTTTAGCTTTTGAACCAAACTTACCATAAGACTCATCTCTTGAAGCTTTTAACTGTTTAGCAGTTCTTGGCTTTCTGATTCTCATAGCAATAGACTCATCTTTTCTAGCTTTGTAGCCTTGTTGTTTTTTTCCAACTTTGCCACCATCTTTAAACATCTTGCCACCTTTCATACCCATGTCGTTTTTGTAGTAGCCAGACATCATATCTTTTCTAGCAGTAGACATTCCACCGCCCATTTTTTTGACTCTGCCACCTTTTTTCATAAAGCCCATTTTGTTTCTGACTTTAGTTGGTAGTTTAGCAAGACCTGGATTTTTTTCTTTATCCACAGCTTTTAATGCTTTACCACCTTTTGCAAGAGCCTTTCTAGGCTGTGCAACTTGTGTGTTAAACCTTCTATTTGGCATTTTTATTTCCTCCGTTCCTAAAAATTTGTGTACCCTTTATACCATATATTGACGCCACGACAAGGATCCACAAGTTGGTGAACCATGACGGGAGCTGCGAGAACATCTCGAAGAACAATTTTACTTTGTCCATCGCAGATGGGTCATCCGAGATGACTGCCCAGGCCAGCACCAACACGGGCAAACTTAAAATTATAAGAACGGCCTCGTCCTTCCAGTCTGATTGACGAGCCTCCAGCAATTTTCCCTGGTAAGCTTCCTCACCTTGGGCCATCTTGGTTGCATGCATAAGCTGCGCTTCTGACATAGCCATCTTCGTCTTCTGCTTGTTAGCATAAATCTTACTTCCTGCAGAGACGGCTAATTTAATTGCCGATAACCACATAATTTAGTACCAAGTTGCTGTTTTATCTTTGTCAGCTAACATTCTTTTCGTACCTCTAACCTTTTCTTTGTCTCCTGTAGGGATAACGTTTCTTGCTCTTTTAACGTTAGCCTTACTTCTTGGATCATACTCAAGATTTTGGCTAGGTATCGACATTTGTTTAGCTTTTTTATAATTCATCATAATGTTTTTACCTTATATTAAGTTTTTGGACCTTTCAAGATTTTAACGTCAGCCATTTTCATCAAATCGTTGTCCAATTTTGCTGCGTTTGACATGGCTTGCTTTGTTAACGATGTATCAGCTCTTAATTCTGCTAATTCTTCGTTCTGTTCTAGCTTATCTTCCGTTAAATCTCTTTGTTGAACCAATTTTGCTTTGTCGATATTGATTCTTTCGTCGTCATATTGTTTTTTACGCTCGTTTTCCATCGCTCGTAGGTCAACTTCACGTGATTTTAGTTTTAGAAGAGGGTCATTGTCAAATGTTGACGTAATTTTCTTCTCTTCTTTCATAAAATCTTCTGTCATTTCTGCAATTAACA